CCCACTCGGTGAGCTTCACCGCGAGCTCGGCCACCCAGCCGACCACGGCGGCGGTCACCTCGGCGAGCTTCCCGGGGAGCTGCACCGCGAGGTCGGCAGCGAACCTGACGAACGCCGCGGCCCACTCGGCGAGCTTCCCGGCGATCTGAGGGGCCAGCTCGCCGAGCCACCCGATGACCTTCCCGAAGACCTCCTTGAGGTCCTCCCACCTGGCACCCACGTCGGTGATCCACCCGACGGCAGCCTTCAACGCGTCGACGACGGTGCCCCAGTGCTTCACGAGGAGCACGACGGCGGCCACCACCGCGGCGATCGCCGCTGCCGCGAGGACCAGCGGCGCGTTCGCCGCGACCCAGGCCGCCGCCTGCGCCCACAGCGCAGCGGTGTGCGCGACGACGGCCGGCACGAGAGTGCCGACCAGGACGGTGCCGACGACGGCGAGGAGCGGGGCGGCGACCTCCGCGTGGGAGGCGATGAACCCGAACGCCGCGCCCGCCGCCTCGAGGCCAGCGCCGAGCACTGGGCCGACGACTCCCGCCAGCGCGGTCACGACCGGGGCGACCCCGGCGAGCGCCCGCTGGAACGCCTGGAACGCCGGCAGCAGCGACGTGGCGAGGCTCTCCTTGGTCCGCTGGTTCGCTGCCTTCAGCTCGTTCTGGCGCTTGACCGCGTCCATCGTCCCGTCGGCCCACGCCGCTTGCGCGTCGGTCGACTTCTCCAGGATCAGCTCCTGGGTGGCGAGCGCCTTGGCCTGCTCGAGCGCGGCGCCGGTGAGGTTCTTCTGGCCCTTCTCCGCGAGGCGGGCCTGTACGTCGGCCTCCGAGATGGAGATGCCGAGCTGCTTCAGGCCGTCGCGCTCGCCGAGCATCGCCTTGGTCATGACGTCGGCGACCTCGGCGGCCGAGAGGGAGCCACCCGACCAGGCCGACAGGGCGCCGGCGAGGTCGAGCATCTTCGTCGACATCCCGGCCGCCTCCTGCGACGTGAACCCCATGGGCTTCAGCAGGTCGCCCATGTTCGTGGCGAGGCCGACGGCCTCCGTCGACGTGAGCCCCATGCTCGTGGCCACCCCGTCGGCCCACGCCTGGACCGAGCCGAGCGCCCCCCCGGAGAACACGGCGCCGGCCTTCTTCTCGATCGTGTCGAGCTTCGTGCCGAGGCCCTGCAGCTCGCCGCCGAACGACAGGAGCTTGTCGACGGCGAACGCCCCGGCGACGGCGCCGGTGACCTTCGTGCCCCACCCGTCGACCCTGCCGCCGAACTTGTCGAGGTGCCCGCCGGCGTCGCCGAGGGCGGCGCCGAGGCCCCGGGCGTCCCCCGAGATGATGACTTCGACGCGGCGTTCTCTGCTCATGCCGGTTCACCTCGTCGTCGAGCGAGTGGTCTGGCGGCCGATCTCGGCCAGGGCGTGGAGGAACACCGCGACTTCGCTGCGCGTGAGGTGCTCGACGTCCCAGGGCTTGAGGCCGAACCAGTGGGCGAGCGCCGGCAGCTGAGCGGTCAGCTGCCGGCGGATGCTTCCGGGTGGTCGTCCTCGACGGGGAGCCACTCGAACTCGGCGCCGTACGTGATCTCGTCCAGGACGACGCCGAGCGCGACCTTGTCGCCGGCCTGGCGGCGGGCGAGCCAGATCAGGATGCCGACGTGGAACACGCCGACGGCCCCGGCGGAGAGGTCGGCGCCGAGCTGCTGGAGGCCCATGCCGGTGCCGGCGCGCAGCTCGCCCTCCTGCGCCCCGGTGACGAGGTCGACGTCGACGCGGTAGCGGGCGCCGTCGACCTTGAACGCGATCACGGTGCCCGGCCTCTTCGCGGCCAGGTGATGTGGCAGGCGCGGCGGGGGTAGGGAGGGGGGCATGTCGCTCCTCAGTCGAACAGTTGGCCGAGCATGCGGTCGTAGGCGTCGACGATCCCGGCTTCGTTGTCTCGGATCGTCGGGTACAGGACGTAGCCGACGCCTTCGGGCGCCCACGTGGACGGGTGTTGGTTGCCCCGGAAACGGGGGAACTGCCGGTAGCGCTTCGCCCCGAACTCGGCGCCGAGGATCATCGGCGCCTTGTTCGCGTCGAGCACGGCCTTCGCGTAGCGCTGCTCGCCCTTGGCCTTCAGGCTGCCCTGCATCGCGACGGCGTGGCGGAACACGCCGCCCATCCCGCGGGCGCGGGCGTCGGCCTTCTCGACGACGTCCCTAGCGATGTCGAGCTGCCCGACTCTGAGTTTCTTCGGGAGCTCGGCGTCGACCTGCTTCAGCTCCTTCTGGAGCTCCCGCAGCCCGACGACCTGGACCGAGCCGAGCGGGTCGCCGATCGGGCGGGGCGCGGCCATGGTTACGGCGTCGCGTCGGCGGTGGTGTACGCGACCGTGACGGCGGAGTTGGTGCCGTCGAAGTGCGCCGGGCCGGAGTACTTGACCCGGATGCGGCCGGTGCCCGCCACGTTGATGCCCTCGGCGGCGTCGAACCGGGCCTTGGGGAGCGTGACGAGGACGGTCGGCACTGACGTGGCGCCGATGAGGCCGAGCGCCGTCCACTGCATCGTGACCGCGGCGTACATGCCGGCCATCGTCGCTGAGCGGAACTTGTCGTAGTGGGTGGTCGAGTCGAACTCGGCGTCGCACGACCACGTGACCTGGCGGTCGCCCTGGTCGATCGGCTCCTTCTTCAGGGTGCCCGAGGCCCGCTGGAAACGGCGCTCCATCCAAAGGTTGTTGTTGCACGCCACCTCGGCGCTGAACACGTCGACGGCGCCGGCGTCGAACTCGATCGTGCCGCCGACGAACGACAGCGGCTCCATCGACGCCGGGTACGACGCCGTGGCGAGCGACGTCGAGGTGTCCTCGTCCTCGGCGTCGATCGACAGCGACGCCACCAGCAGCCCGTCGACGTTGCAGGCGAGCTTCCACGAGGCGACCTTGCAGCCGTGGTAGGTGAACGGTTGCACGGTGTTGTCGATCTTCGCCCTGCCGACCTGCGCGGTGAAGGAGTCGCCGGCGATGTAGCCGATCGTGCCGGTGTGCGTGTACGCCGAGTCGGTCGGGCCGGCCGTCGCGACCGACCCGAGCATGTGCTTCAGCCAGAAGCCGAACCCCTTCGACAGGACGTCGAGCGCGACGTCACCACCGGCGCCCTTGCGGTACGGGACGGTGCGGTCGGAGCGCATGACCAGGCCGCCGGTGCGGTGCCCCTTCGACTCGACGCGGCCCATGTCGAGCTTGAGGCTTTCCGCGTTGAACTCGAAGAACCTGTCGACCGTGACGGGCGTGCCGTAGGTCGACTCGTCCTTCACGCCGAGCTGTGCGAGGTAGCCGGCCATCGGTCACTCCTCCTCGACGGCCGGGCCGTCGCTGATCGGGGCCTCGTCGGCCGGGCCGTCGCTGATCGGGGCCTCGTCGGCCGGCTGCCAGTTCCCCTCCTGGTCGAGCAGCCCGCCCAACGACAGGCCGTCGCCGTACGCGAGCCGGGCGGGGACCTCGACGACCTCGCCGCGACGGCACACCCGCAGCAGCGACCCCTGGGCGAACTCGACCTCGCCGAACGGGCCGACGTAGGTGATGCGGACGGTGCTCATAGCCTTCCTCCGATCCGGGCCATCACGTGGACGGCGCAGTCGACCTGGCAGACCCGGCCCTCGTCGAGGAACCCTTCACGGGCGCGCAGCGGGCGGAGCTGGGCGTCCCACACGCCGTCGACGCCGAGCCCGGGGTCCTCCCGCACGGCGTCCTCGCACGCGCCGAGGATCTCCTCGGCACGAGTGTCGGCAGCGCTCTGGTCGTCGCCGGGGCGGGCGACGACCACGAACAGCGACACGTCGAACTCCTCGTCGCGTGCCCGGTTCCCGTACGGCCCCCACTCCTGGTTGCCGGCGTCGACCCCGCCGACGACCACGCACTCGTGCTGGACCGCGGAGCCGGGGTCGCCGTAGGAGACGTGCACCCCCTGGAGCGCCGGTGACGCCTCCAGCAGGGCGACGAGCGCACGCTTGGCGTGGAAGAACCGGGACGTGGTGCTCACCTGCGGCCGCCGTGGAACAGCGAGTCGTAGGACGGGTCGTACTGCAACTGCGCCGACGCGGCGGCGAGCTTGCCGTCGTCGTCGGTCGCCTTGGACCAGCGGCCGAGCACGGCGTCGATGTCGGGGAAGCCGGTCCGGCGCGGCCGGGCGGTGTCGAGGCGGAACGTGCCGGCCTCGGTCGACGTGAACGACGTGGCCCGGTCCGGGATCCCGGACCGGGCCGCGTTGAGGAGGTAGCGCAGCCGCGTGATCGCCGCCCGCTTCAGCTCCTCGGGCGGACGGTCCCATCCGTGCTCGTACTCGACGACGACGTTCCCCCGGCCCCAGGGGAACACCTTGCCGGGCGGCCTCTCGACGAGCCGGTCCTCGTGGACGGTCAGCTCGGCGAGCTCGCCCGCGTCGAACGCCGTGTAGCTGGAGCGGGTGTCGTCGTACACCCGGACAGAGCGCACGGCCCGCAGGGTGTTGTCGGGCAGGCGGAGCTCCCGGCCACCGGAGCCGTCCACGGCGACGCGCCGGTAGCGGCGGGTGAACGCCTGGTCGCAGATCCAGCTGAACTCCTCGTCGACCTCGCGGCGCTTGGCGACGACGAGGGACGCCGGGTACCTGCCGGGGTCGGCGAGGGTCGGGTCCGACGCACGGGCTTCGGCGACGGTGAACAGGTAGCCGCCGACGATCTCGACGTACGTGGTGTGCGTCGAGGAGTCGCCGGCGTCGGCCCATGTGGCGGTGAGCAGCTCGAGGGTCGCTGTCTGGGCGGCAGTGAGGCCGACGGTGCGTATGCCGGTCCCGCCGCTGCTGGTGGCGGTGCCAGCGGCGAGGACGTCGGTGCCGTCGGCCTTCTGGACGTGCACGGTCACCGCACCGCCGGGCTCGGCGGCGTCGCCGTCCTGGTCGAGCAGTGTCACTGTCAGGTCGGCTGACGCTCCCCTGAGGACCTGCTGGTGCGGGACCGGGCTCTGCACGGGTCAGCCCCAGACGACGGTGACGTCGCAGGAGCCGGACGCGATGACGACGAGGCCGGCCTCGAACCGTGCGCCCGGCCCGTACTCGAAGGCGCCGCGGGTGTCGAGCTCGATCGTGCCGACCCGGTTCCCGGCGCCGGCCGCGCCCTCGGTCGCGCAGTCGTGCAACGCGAGGGTGACGCCGGCGGAGTCGACGCCGACCACGACGGTGAACAGCGTCGCCGGGCCGGCGACGACGAGGCCGTCGTCGCCGGTGCCGGTGATCCGCTTCGGTCGGCCGACCATGCTCATCGGAACTTGAACAGGACGCGGACGAGGCCGTCGGGCATCGCCAGGCCGGTGCCGTTGACGGTGCGGACGAGCTTCACGACGTCGCCGGAGGCCAGGTCGAGGTCGGCGGTGGTGGCCGTGAGGGTGAGGTCCTCGGCGTCGTTGGCGACGCTGTCGGTACCCGACGCGTACGTCTTGGTGGTGGTGAGGGCGGTGGTGCCGGCGCCGGCCTGGCCGGCGTTCTGCGCGGCCAGCGCGAAGTTGTTCGTCGCGGCGCCGGCGACGGCCGCGGCGGGCACCCACTGGATGCCGGTGATGGTGCAGGCGCGCGGGGCGACGAACACCGGCCAGCTGTCGGCGGTGCCGGCGGTCGCCTGGCCGGGGACGTAGGCGGCGGCGACGTGGTCGCCCTGGAGGTCCTGGAGCTTCATCGGGGTTCTCCCTCGGTAGAGACGCGCACGGTCGGCGCGGTGGTTGTTGTGACAACGAGATGGGGGCCGGGGCCGTCCGAGGTCCGGCCCCCATCAGCTCAGGCCGGTCAGCCCTGGCCCCTGTAGAAGCCGCGGTGGTCGAGGATCGTGCCGCCGTAGATGTGGCGGATCTTGTAAGTGACCTTGTCGCTCGTGAACACCGACCCGGTCGCGGTGTTCGCGTCGATGAACAGCTCGGGGTCTTCCTTGCCGCCGAGGAAGCCGACCTCGATGGTCGGCACCCGGGAGGCGTCGGCGACGAGGAACCAGTCGTTGGCGTCGGTCCAGTAGTCGACGACGATCAGCTCGAGCCCCTGGTGGATGTTCGGCGTGTCGGTCGGGCCGGCAGCGGTGGCGGGGATCGCCACCGCGGAGCGGGTCAGCTGGTAGCCGATCTCCTCGAGCTCGTTCGGGACGACGAGGATGCGCGGTGTCGGGCCGAGCACGCGGGAGGTGTCGCCGTACGCGGCCTGCGACCGCATCGCGACACGGCCGGCACTGAGGGTCGCCTGCGTGAGGGCGGCCGAGCTGGTCGTGTTGGAGTGCGACGCGTGGAAGAGTGCGACGCTGTCGTACGTGCAGGTGTCGTTGTTGGCGAGCATGCCCCACACGAACCGGTAGATGGTCTGCGCTGCGGCGTCGGCGAGCAGGCGGGGGATGGCCCGCACGGCGCCGAGGTCGTCGTTCGTGACCGCTTCGAGGGTGAGGTCCTCGGTGCCGCCGCGCTTGGTCGCCGCGTAGGTGGCTTCCTCGTCGGCGGGGCTCGTGAGCGATTGGTACGGCGCGCCCTGGTTGACGGTGGGCAGGGTGCCGTAGCCTCCCATACGGCCGCGCCGCTGGGTGCGGAAGTCGCCAACCGGGACGATCTCGGAGACGACCCGCCGCCATGTCGACAGGTCGGGGGCGCCGTAGAGGGCGATCATGCGGCGGGTGATCGAGTCGCCGAGCAGCTCGCCGAACGACGAGGTGTCGATGGACTCGGTGACCCTGCCGTCGGTGTCGAGCGACCGGAACCCTGCGGCCTCGCGCAGGATGGCGCGGGCGACCGCCTCGCTGTCGAGCGGGTCGAGCCGCCCGCCGGCGAGGTCCCGGTACGCCTCCTTCAGCGACCGGTACGCGCCGTCGCGCATGGCCGTCGGGCCGCCGGCCAGCATGAGGTCGAGGCGCTTGCGCTTGCCGTCGAGGGCCTCCTGGGTGACCTGGAGGTGGGGCACCTTCGGGGCGAGGCCGGCCGCCTCGAACGCCTCGGCCATCTTCTTCGCCAGGTCGATGCGGGCCGACAGGTCGGCCTCGGTGAACGTGTCGCCGAGCTGCAGCCGGACCGACTCGGCCAGGCGGGCGTCGAGCCCGGACGCCTTGACGGCGCTGTCGACGAGCAGCACGCCGAGCGGGCTGGCCGTCGCGAACGTCGCCTCGGCGGCCCGCTCGGCCGGGGCGGCCTCGACGGTACGGGTGGGGGTGGGGTTGGGGTTGGGGTTGGCCGCGCCGTCCGCGAGGAGTGCTTCGCGAAGCTGCGCACGCTCCTCGGGCGTAGCGGCCTTCAGCTGCTCGAGCAGCGTGGACATGGTCTCCTCCTCGGAGGGGGTCGCGCCGGGTCCGCCGGCGACGGTGCGGACGGCCTGCCCGCCGGCGGCGGGGTCGGCGACCACATCTGCGGAGTTGACCGCGACGATCTCGGTCACCTCGATGAACTGGCGCTTGCCCTCCACGACCTTGCGGGCGCGTGTGAGGACGTCGTGGGACATGCCGACGAGCGGCGGGAGGCCGTCGGCCTGGTTGGCGACGGCGGCGTCGAGCATCTCGGCGATGCGCGCTTGGGACGGCAGTACGTGCAGGTCGCCGAACAGGCCCTCGCTCGTGGCGCTGACGTTGCGGACGTAGCCGACGAGGCCGGCAACTGTCCCGGTCGCCATCTCCTCGACGGTGCGGTGGTGGTCGAAGACCTTGGCGCCTTCGTAGAGCGGCGCGGCGGCGGTGAGGACCGCCTCGCCGTAGCGGCGGCCGTTGAGGCTGTCACCGACCGCGACGATGCGCATCTCGAACACCCGAGCGCCGTCGCCGGTCGTGCCGCGTGCGGCGAGGACCCGGCCGGCGAGCCGGTCGACGGACTCCGCCATCGGCTCGTAGACGGTGCGGCGCTCGACCTTCGCTGGCTCCCCGAACGTGACGGTGCCGTCGTCGGCCATCGAGTAGGGCGCCTTCCAGACGGTGTAGCCGACGACCGGCTCGTACCGCTCGTAGGCGACCCACTCGTCGGACCAGTCGACCAGCCAGCAGCTGTAGTCGGACTCGGCGGCGAGCTGGGAGCGCACGGCCGTGGTGAGCAGGGCGCGTACCTCGTCTGCGGTGCGGTCGCCGGGGAACGCCTCGACGGTGCTCGTCATGGCAACCTCCTTGGTGTTGCGGGCGGCCATGGCCTGCTCGGCCTCGGCACGGTTGACCAGGCATGCGACGACCCGCTGGGTCCGGGTGTCGATCACGGCCCACGGGCGGCCGGGTGCGCAGAGCCGCTCGTCGCGGCGGACTTCGTACCGGCCGCCGAGAGCCGTCACGGCGGCAGTTTCGGTGGCCGGCCAGGTCACAGCAGCCGCTCGAGCGCCTTGACCACGGTCGTGCGCGGCCCGCCACGGCGGGCCTCCTCGGCTTCGAGGGCGCGCACGGCGCGGTCGGTGTCGTCGCCGACCCAGGCGATCACGTCGTCGGCCTTGGCGGGCACGTCGTCGCCGCCCTGGGTGTCGTCCTCGCCGGGCACGTCGTCGTCGTCGCCGTCGGCCGGGTCGTCGGCCTTGTCGGCGGGGAGCGTGTAGACGGGGAACGTGCCGTGGTAGCCGTCGTGCGGCGCGACGAGGAACATCAGCCCGGTCCGGCCGGCGCCGTCCGGCCGGACGGCGTTCAGGAGCACGGTGCCGTCGAAGCATCGGATCACGTCGCCGGCGGGGGTGTCGTCGACTGCGAGCACCTCCCGTTCCTTCATGCCGGTCAGGCGAGCAGCTTCGATCGGGGTCATGGACAGCTTCCTCACAGGGCATGCAGGACGTTGCGGCCGCCTCGGCGGTCGACCTCGGTGGCGATGTCGTCGGCCGTCGCGCCGTCGGAACGGTCGAGGTCGGCGATGTAGGGGATGCCGACGTAGTCCTCCCACGCCTTGCGGGCCGCGTACCGGGCCGCCTCGGCGGTCATCACGCCGGCCCCCACCATCTGCGTGAGCGACTGGGAGAGCTTCACCAGCACGTCGGCGGTGATCTGCGCGTCGGCCGCGGCGACCTCGGGGCCGGACACGGTCACCGTCTCCGACGCGGGCAGCTCGCGCTGGCCGCCGCCGGGCCCGGCCACCGTCACCGCCTGCTCGAGGCGGCCGGCGGCGACGGCCCGGTCGACAGCGAACCTGACGAGCTCGGCCTGGTAGCCGAGCCACAGCTTCTGTACCCCGCCGACGCGCCGGCGGACCGGCTCGGCCATCGACAGCGACGTGGCCCGGTTCGCGTCCTCGGGCTCGGCCAGCCACGTCTTCGCGAGGCCGGCGCCGGCGGCGACCTGGGTCATCACCGCCTTGGCGGTGTTGGTGTCCTCGTACGACCCGGTCTGCGCCGTCTTAGCGTCCCACTTGACCTTCTCGTTGTGGACCTCGACGGTGCCCGACCGTGGCGCTCTCAGCCCGCCTCGGGCCTGCACCCACTCGTCGACCCTCTGCTTCGACGCGCCTTCGAGCGTGACGTCCCACACGAGGTAACGGGCGAGCGCGGTGCGGTCGATGAGGTTCGACAGCACCGTGTCGTACGAGTCGAGCCAGTCCAGCACGCCGGACAGGAACGGGATCCCGCGGGTGTCGGTCAACGTCGCCTTCCACGACGCCCACCAGGTGACCGCCCCGGCGCGCAGGCCGGTGAGGTCGTCGAGCGTCACGACGTCGTACGGCTCGGCGTCACTGCCGGGGGTGGCGACGAGGAGCTGCGCGGGCCACAGCGGGTTGCCCCTGTGGAGCCGCACACCGGTGACGCGGGTCGTGTCGATGACCGAGATGCGGGTCACGCCGGTGGCCGGCCCGACCAGCATCTCCAGGGCGGTCTCCCCGTGCAGCATGTGGTCCCGCAGGAGCGCTTCCTGGAGGTCGCCGAGGCGGTTGCGGGGGTCCCGCCAGAACCGGTCGACGACGGCCTGGACGGCAGGGTGCGACGCCTGCGGCGACAGGCCCGAGTCGCCGACCACGAAGCTGGTGTACGTGTCGATGATGGCGCGGGCCATCGGGTTCGCCCTGTACGCGGCGACGCTGTAGGCCCGCGCCTTGTCCCGCGTCCACGCCGGCACGTCACGCGCGCCGACGCCGAGCTGACGGTACCTGGTGTCGCCGTCGATCGGGTCCGCGCCGCCGGCCAGCGCGCCCGTCGCGACGAGCTGCGCCGACGACGCCTCCGTCGCCCGGCGGGCACGGGCGGGCGGGAACAGCGCGACCTTCACTCCGTCACCCGGTCCAACTCGTCGAGGGCCTGCTCGTGCTGCCACGTCGCCCACGCCACCCACAGCAGCCCGGCGCCGAGGCACAGCACCGCCCACCACACGCCGACGAGCACGGCCACCGCGGCGAGTATCAGCACGCCGCCGGCGGCGGCGAGCACGGTTGCGGTCATCGCACGCTCCCTAGAGGCTGAGCCGCTCGCCGGAACGGAACAGGTCCGGCGCCGCGTCGATCTGCTCGGCGGACGGAGACGCGAAGTCGTCCCCTCCCACATCGAGTTCGGCTGTCGCCAACGCCACGGCAATCGCCGCGGCGATCGCCGCGTCCATCTTCCTGGCCTTGCTCTTGCCCTTCGACAGCCGCCACCCGCCATCACCGCCACGGGTCTGCACCGCGACGGCGTTGCGCATGTGGCGCGCGAACACGGGGTCGCCGTCATGCTCGATAAGGGACTCCATCGCCAGCTGGTAGAGCCGCTGGCACGCGGGCACCATGCGGGCGTCCGACTGCGGGTACTCCTCCATCGGCAGGCCCTCGGCTTCGAGCGCCTGCGCGGACCGCTCGAACAGCGCCGGGTCGTAGCCGCAGGACTGCAGCTCCTCGCCGAGCAGGCGCCACCACGACCGCAGCCGCTGCTCCACCTCAGCGATCGGCAACCGCCACCCGTCGAGCGGCTTGCGGGTCCTCGGGTCCATCGGCCGTTCCCACACGGCGGCCCGCAACCGCAGCTTGCGGACCGCACCGTCGACCGCTCGGCCGTCGTCGAGGCCCTCTTTCCAGCCGGGGCACGCTGCCGTGCAGTCGTGCCACTGCGCGACCACGTGCGCCGTCGAGTCGTGGCGTGTCGCTGCGTCCGTCCCTGTCCACGCCGGGCGGTGCCGGTCGAGCGTGAACCTGGGCACCGCCAGCGCCTCCCACGTCCCGTGCCCGAGCCACGTCTCCTCGGCCTCGGTCCACTGATTCAGGAAGAACCTGCGGAACACCGCCTCGGTCTTCTTCGTCAACTGATCGAGGTAGAACGGCAACCCCATGATCAGCCCGAACGACGGGTTCGACGCCTCGATCACCGCCGGGTCCGTGTGGTCCGCCCCCTCCGGTGGCTCCACCCACCAAAACAAGAACGCCGGGTCGTCGACCTCGCCGTGCGCTACCGACAGCCCGTAGTCGTACTGGCGGCCGCAGACCGAGTCCCGCTCGAACCCGGCCGTCGTGATCTGCAGCACGAGCGGCTGGCGGCGGGTCACGCCGCCGTTGGTGAGCGTGTCCCACACCATCTCGGCGCGGCTGCCCTCCCAGCAGTGCAGCTCGTCGCACACGACGACGTAGATGTTCGGCCCGTCAAGCGTGCTCGACGTCGCCTTCGCCGCCGCTGCGACACGCCGCACCTTCGACCCCGGCAGCGACGGGCACACGATCTCCGCCTCGTACACCTCGGTGACCTGCGACAGCGTCGGCGACAACTCGCACATCCGGCGTGCCGCCCCGAACACGAGGTCGGCCTGGTCGTCGTTGCCCGCGGCGCAGACCACCAGCGCCGCCGGTTCCGGCTCCCCGTCAGGGCCGGACGGCCCGAACGCGAAGAACAACGCCAGCGCCGCCGCGAGCTCGGTCTTCCCGTTCTTCTTCGCGATCCCGACCAGCGCCCAGCGGGCCACACGCAGCCCGTCCGCGCCCACCGTGAACAAGGCCAGGATCACGTACTTTTGCCATGGCAACAACCGGAACGGCTTGCCGATCCACCGGTCGTTCGTGAACACGCAGTGGGCCTCGACCCACCGGATGCACTCCCAGCCACGCGTCGGACCGGTCGGCTTCGCGACCTTCAGGTAGTCCCGCCACACCGGTCCGGCCGGCTGCTTACCGGCCGGCTGCTTACCGGGCCTCACCGAACTCCGCGAGGAGTTCCCCCTCGCCTTCGTAGACGACACGCTCGGCCTCCGCCTCCAGGGTCATGCGGTTCAGCTCCGCGGCCGTGAGCGCCGCCTGGCCGACCGACACGCCCAGGTCCGCGCGGTTCCGCAGCCCGACACCGATCTGGCGGCGGGCTTTCTCCATCGCCGCCTCCCGGGACGCGACCCACCCCATCAGCGGGTTCTGCACCGGCTGGCCCATCGACCCCTGCACCACCGGCGTCCTCGCCACCGCGTTCAACGCCCGCCGCCACTGGTCACGAGCGCACACCCACTCCTCGACCAGCGACACGTCGACCGGGTGAAGGCCGGCCGCCGCCGGCGACGCCCAGAACGCCACCCACAGCTCCTGGCTCGACTTCAGCAACCCCTTCGGCGCCGGCGGCGCATCAGCCCGGCCGCCACCAGGGAGAACCGCCAGGCCGACCTCGGCGCGCCGCTGCGGCCGACGGTCCTGCCTCGTCCCGGGAGGCTTGCGTGGCTGAGGCATCGCCCGCCCCCTTCCTCGAGTTGCACGACCGGTGCGCAGGCCGCGCCACCGTCCCGCCACGACTGATCGCCACCACGTGGTCCCACGTCAACGGGTCCGACGCCCTCGCCGGCAGCCCGCACAACCAGCACACGCCGCCCTGCGGGCACGGCCCGAGGGACCGAGCGTGCGCGTTGCGCACCGACTTCCGTCGCAGTCGATGCGCCCTGCACCACGAGCCGCCACCCTCCGCCCAGTCCCGGCACTCCACCCACCCGAGGCACCGGCGACGAGGCATTGGGCACGCTCCGTGGCAAAAACGAGCCTGCGAACTGCCGGGCGGCCACGAGAGGAGGCGGGTCTTCCGGCGAGGGGGGTCAACGCGACTTTTTCCCGCGGCGGTTCCCCCAGGGTAGCGGCATCATACCCCGGCGTCGGTGTAGTCGTGGTGGACTAGGCGGGCCGCCTGAGCCTGCGCCCTTCGTGGTGGGCGGCGACTTCGGCTCGGGTGGGGAGGCGGCCTAGTTGGGCGACGGCGTCCCAGCACCACCTGCAGAGGTGCTGTGCCTCGGGGAGGCGGCCGCCGCAGTCGCTGGGCCGGCGGGTGTAGGGCGGCTCCCATCTGGGCGTGCCGTCGCTGCGGGTGGTGCGTGCGCAGGACTGGCACCCGGGTTCGCCGTCGGCGCCGTCGTGGCGGGGTCGCGCGGTGAGCTGTTGCGCTCGGGCGAGCTCGGTGACGGCGTGGTGGAGGGCGCGGAGCATCTGGTGCATGGCGGCGCGGACTGGGTCCCGGGGTTGGGGTGCGACTGCGGCTTCGCCGACGGGGTCGTTGTGGGGGGGTGGCGGCCAGCTGGAGGGCTGGTCGGGGTCGCCGGGGGGGAGGGCGCTGGGGCCGTCGGCGGGTGCGCCGTGGCGGGCGGGCCAGCCGTCCCGGGCGGCGGGGATGCGTCCTCGGCGGATGAGGTCGTGGCCGTCGGCGGAGATGGCTTGGAGGTGGCGGTGGGCCTGGTCGAGGAGGTCTCGCAGGAGGGTGTGCGGGTCTGTCACTCGACCTCCCTGGGGCGGCGCAGGTCGACGCCTCGGGTGCCCTCCGGCCCCCAGGAGGCGACGGTGTGGCAGTCGGCGACGATCGCTGCGATGACGGCTGCTGCGAGGCGTACGTGGCGTTCTAGGCGCCTGTGGTGGGCGTGCAGCGCCGAGGAGGCTGCGGCCTCCACCGGGGTGAGCTCGGCGCCGCCTCTCCGGTCGCCGCCGGCGGTGCTCGACGGGTAGCCGTCGGGGGTGAGGTCGTGGAGGCGGTCGACGGCGCGGTGGAGGTTGCCGGCGTTGACGAGCCAGGCCCAGTCGGAGGCGGCGCGCAGGGCGGTGGCGACGATCGGGTCGCGGGTCACAGGTCCTCCCTGAACGTGCCGGTGGGGTAGCTGGCTTTCCACGGCCAGGGCTGTGCTCGGGTGAAGTGCTCGGGCCACGCACGGTCGTCGCGGGGGCCGCGCCAGTGCTCGAGCACCCAGGTGTGCTGCCCGGTGCTGGAGCGGTCGCGGCGTAGGCCGATGCCGTAGTCGGGCCAGCGGAGCCAGACGCTGGACCCGAACGGGCGCAGGTCGCGTTGGGCGCCGGACGCGCCGTGCGGGGCGTGGGTTTCCATGAGCAGTGCATGGGGCCACCGGACGCGGAGCCGGTCGAGGACGCCGGTGACGGTGCGGGCCTGGTCTTCGCCGCCGATGTCGCCTCGGGCGTGCGACCCGGCGTAGAGCCGGTAGGCGGGGCCGATGACGAGGAGGTCGGGGCGGGTGGACGCGATGCGTTCGGTGAGCCATTGCTGGTCGGCGCGGCCGGTGAGGTCGAGCCCGTCTGGGCGGCATTCGATGCGGAGGCGTGACGGGTCGAGGCGTGTGCCGGCCGTGGCGAGGAGTGGGCGTAGGCGGCGGCGGATGAGGCGTGCTCCGTTCTCGCAGTCGATGAGGAGGACGGTGGCGGGTGGTGTGCGGGCGAATGTCCACGGGTGGATGCCGGTCGCGGCGCAGACGGCGACCTGTCGGAGCATGGTGCTCTTGCCGGCGCCTTCGCTGGCAGTGAGGAGGAGCCGTTCGCCGCGTTCGAGGAGCCCGGGGATGACCCAGTCGTAGGCGTCGTCGTGCCCGTCGCAGAACTCGTCGGCTGTGGGCGACGGGGCGCGTTGGAGGATCGGTGTGGTGAGGTTCGCTGCGCCGGTGCGTGCTAGGTCGACGATGGCGGCGATGTCGGTATCGGGGTCTTGCGCTGCGGTGTCGACTTCGAGGGCGAAGGCTCGTGCGTGGTAGCGCACGGCGAGGTCGGCGATGCGACGCGCGAGCGCTGCGGCTTGGCCGGGGTGGGGTGCGCGGGCCATGGCGTCAGCGAGGTCGTGGGCTTCGACGGCGTATCCGGCGGCTGCGAGGCGTTCGTAGAGGGTGCGCGGGTCGAGTGGTTCGTGGGTGAGGCGGGTGTACGCATCTCGCCAAGCGAGTTGCACGAAGTCGGTGGGGGTGAGTGCCTGGGTGATCGCGGCGGGGTCGTCGGGGTGGTTGAGGAGGTAGCCGACGAGGGCGGCTTCGGCTTTGGGGTCGCCGATCGGTGAGCGGGGGGTCATGCGAGCGCTCCTGGGGCGAGCCGGAGGCCGGTGGTGGGGTCGATGCTGCTCGCTGTCGGTGTGCGTTGGTCTGCGAGCGTGGACCAGTGCTTGGTGAGGGCTGTGTCTGTGAGGTCGATGTTGGGCCATCGGCGTCGGTAGGCGGCGCAGCGTGCGTGGATGTCGTCGGGTGTGGCGCCGACGGCGGCGAGGTCCTTGAGGGCTTGGCCGCGTCTGGCTTTCTCGGGGCGTGTGGCGGGGTCGCCGAGTTCGGCGGCGAGGGCGTCCCACAACTCGTTGGGTGGGCGTGCGGGTACAAGAGCTACGTCAGTAGCTCTTGTATTAAGGGGTACGGGTACGGGGGCGCGCGGAGGGCGCGCGGAGGGTGCGCGGACTCCGTCCGGACTCCGCGCGGAGTTGGCACGGAGTCGGCGTGGAGTTGTCGTTGTAGCGGGGCCGGGATTCTTGGCGTCGGGGGTGTCGGAGGAGGGTTCCGCTGCAGGTACTACCTCGGCCCGCTCGGTGGGGCAGTTGTCCGACGCCTCCTGGCGCCGCCTCCAGCGGCCCCGTTCTCTCTCGCGGCCATCGAGCACTTGCTCGCGGCTCGGTTGGTAGTCGAGGAAGTCGTGGATCCGGTAGCCGCCGTCGGCCTGCTCGAACAGGCCACAGGCGACCAGGGTGGCGGCGACGGCCCGGGCGTCGGTCCCGAGGGCGGCTAGGGCGTCCGGGTCGACGAGGCGGTTGACCTGGCCGTTGGGGATGTACCCGTCCGTGAGGTTCCGCAGGCACCATGACAGGGCGGTGACCCACATGGCGTTGCCGAGCGGGCCGGCCGCGATGTGCTTGGGGTTGTCGTACCAGTCGTCGGAGAGTTTCACCCAGGGCATCGCTCAGGCGGCCTCCTCGGCGGCTCGGCGCGCCCAGTAGGAGGCGTCGTCGAGGAGCTTGGCGACGTGGTGGAGGGCGGCCTGGTCGAGTTGGCCGGTCTGGAGCCATGCGGCTGCTGCGGCTGCGCGGGCCTTGGCTTCGTCGAGGTGGTTACGCTCGGGCATGTCGGTCCTCAGGTGTGTGAGGGTCGGCCGCGCCCCGGGCAGTTCGCGCTGCGCCGGGGCTTCGCCGTTGGGGGGGGACGGCTGTGGTACGCAGGATGCCTGACGTCGCCTGTGGATCGCTAGTGGGCGGCGGGCTGATGTTCTGTGGACGGCTATGTGGATACCCGTCACGTGAACTCCCTCATGCGGGGTAGTTGTTGCTGCAACTGTCGGTAGAGGTCGGGCCAGCCGCGTCGGAGCCAGACGAGCCGGCCGAGGCGGATGCCGCCGGGGTCGACGACGAAGCTGGTAGTCGCAGCCGAGCTCGGCGAGGCGCCGGTAGAGCCGGGACGGCGGGTACGCGCTGACGGTCGTCACGGCAACCACCCGAACTTGCGGGCGCAGCCGGGGAACTGGCCCCAGCCGTTGCGGGCGACGAGTTCGCGCACGGCGGCGTCCTGCACGTCGAGCGGGGCGTGGTGGGGCATGTCCCACCCTTCGGTGCTGTCGAGGCTGCGCCATGTGGACGGGAGGAAGCTGTAGGCGCCGCCGTAGCGGCCGTCCCACATGGTCGGGTTGCCTCCGGATTCGCATTGGGCGAGCTGGGCGAGCTGGTCGTCGGTGACGGTGTGCCCTGCGGGGGCAGCCGCGGCCGTCGTGGTGGCGGTGGCTGTGGTGGTTGGCGTGGCAACCGCCGTCGTGGTGGTGGTGCTGGTGGTGGTGTTGGGGGCGGGGGTGCCTTCGACGGCGCGCACGCCCAAGGGCCGCAGCTCGACCGGCTCGGGGCCGGCGGCGGACGACAGGACTGCCGCGGCGACGATCCCGGCGCACAACGCGGTGTCGACGAGCAGGTGCCTCCTCACGACGCCCCCTTGCCGTAGCCGGTGCCGGAGCCGGAGCCGTAGCCGGAGCCGGAGCCGGAGCCGTCGCCGTAGCCGCTGGTGCCGTCGCCGGAGCCGGAGCCGGAGCCGTAGCCGTCGCCGTCGACG